CTCGCTTCTGCAGATTTGTAAGTTGTGAAATGTCTAAGTTCTTTTCTAATGCAAATACCTCAAGAGCGTTGTAACGGGCTGCATCATTGAGCGCTTCTTCTGGATTAATTTTAATCTTCTTGCCAATTTTATCAACAAGGTTTCCTTCAGGAGCAGCGCCAAACAATAACTGCATTGAACGTTTGATTGGACCAGTGCTTAATGTAGAACCAGTAAAACTTCTTGATACGTTAGACATTTTGCGACCCTGAAGGGTTACTAATTTTAATATATCACGTGTAGGTGCAGTCAATAAATACATTGTCATTTCATCAATAGATGAACGAATACCTAAACGTGGTAACAGTGTAAGAAAAGACCATACGTCAACTAATTTTTTAGAAAAATCACCTTGTACTGCTCCACCAACTGCTTCAATTGAAAACTTTTTTGACTTAATTTGCCATACCATTGAGCCAATTTCATTGTAAGGCAGCGCGGCGACAGCATAAGTTGCTTGATAACGATGTAAGTTACCAATATTTGTTGCAATTATATTACTTCCATCGCCAACAAGTATATGTTTTGGAACATCAGCAAGTAATTCTTTTGATACTACACGGTCTACTTTAGTTCCCATACCAGCACCAACACCGTACTTCTGACGAAGTATTGTGGCAATTAATTCATCGCCTTTAGCATGTCCACCAAGACCCATTGAATACATAGTTGCAGCATCAAGGTTACGAAGTATAACAAACTGTTGGTCAACACTTGCAGCAAGGAAGTGTTCTGTCAATGTCTGTGCCATATCGCGTGGAAGAATCTGACGCGCACGAATTGTAAAGTTTTCAGCAGTACGTGCTGCACCTAATCCGACTTCTACTTCTCTTCCCAAAGGAGAACGAGAAGCAAGTTTTCCAATTTTTCTCCAACCGCGAATTTCAGCAGTTGCTTCTTGAATAATCTTTGTATCTTTTTGTTGCAATACTTCAGGTCGAGCAAGTAAATTATAAATTGGTTCTGTTGCTATATCACGCTCAGCAGCAGTACGACCTTTAGTAGTTTTACCAGCAAAAGTCTGTGAAGTAGTAGCGTTAAAAACGCTATCTAAATACCTAGATAAACCATCATAAAGATTGCGGCTAGTCCTAGCGACAACAACACCATTACGGGAATAACTCATTCCATTTACGCGTCCAGCCATAAGATAGTTTAAGTTTTGCGCGCTAGTAAAATACTTTTCTGCTGCGGCTGCATTGTAAACTTTAGCACTTGGCTCCGTAAACGCTTCGATAACTATACGGTCTGCATAACCAGGAAATCTTTTAGTAATTTCTTCAAAGGCTGCACCTTTTTCACCTTTAGTAGGTGCTTCAGCAAACTTCTTAACTAATGGTCCGATACCGTTATCCCATAGGTTGGTTAGTTCTGGGTTGTTTTTGAATGCGTCTGAAATAACAATGTTTATTGGTTCGTTTTTATTAAGGCGTTGTGATATTGTTGCAGCAATTCTGTCACCTTTGGTAACACCTTTGCTAAGACCACCGCTTATCCATGTTAGTGGGTCAACTGCAATCTGATATATAAAATCAACTTTGCCAGATAAACCTCTAGCAAAAGAACTAGGCTTTGTATAAACACTAGGGTTGCCATCATCATCAAGCATACGAGCAAGGTCACGACCTGGGCTAATCTGTGTAAACTTAATACCTTCAAGTACTTCCTTAAAAGCATCTGGGTCGTTGTATGCTTTCTTGATTGACTCAAGCAAGTTGTTATCAACACTACCGTATGCCTCAACAATTTCTCCAGGTGTTTTACCTGCAAGTAATCCCTTTGCAACTTCAACATCATACTTACCAAAGTAATCTGTTGCTTCTTTTAGAGCACCATTGTCGTAAAGACTACGACCATCCCAACCATCTGTCCAAGTTTTTTTAGAAAATAAATCTGCACCTTGTTGAACCTGACGACCAATAGCATATGGTAAATTAATTATACGGTTGTAGGCTCCGCCTATTTTGAATAAACCAATAAGTGGGGAAGCGGCAAGTTTAGCAGCACCAACAAAAACACCCTGTACTCTGTCAGCAACCGTCTCAGGCGGTTTCATGTAATCGGCTTCTTTGAAAAGAAACTTTAATTGGTCTTGAATACTAGAATCAAGTGAGTCATAACTTTTACGTGCAGCCTCATTGCCTAACTTTGCAAGTTCACGATGTTGGTTAATTGTATAACTCATCTGTTCTACTTGATTAATTTGTTTAGGGTCTAAGTTAGCATTCTTAGCGGCACTGTAAAGGTTAGGTGAGACTAAAGCAACAACAGGACTAATTTTATACATTAGTACCCGTTGTCAGTAAGTTGTCTGTAAATTAACTCTGAGTCTCCTGATGCGTCAAATTGTACAAGTTGACGAATAGTATCTACAAGTGACGGTGCATAATTAGGCATACCGCGCATTGCTTCTACTCCTGGTCCAGCACCAAATGGATTGCCAGAAGTAACAGGTTCATCAGGACGCGTTGAAGGCGCATTTAATGGAGTAATGTCCATAGTAGGAAAAGGATTACCAGCCATAGATGCAAAACTTTGCATGTCGTTAACTTCTTTGTTTTGACCGTATGGCATACCAGTGTATTCTTTAATTGGTTGTGTCATTCCGTCAATGGCTCCGCCATCTGTACGCTTTGATAAAGAACCTGGACCTGAAACTGGTGCTGGGTTTGCTGGTTGCTTGTATCCGCCGCTGCCTGGTCCAACCATTAGTCATCGTCCTCTTCTTCTAAATGATTTGATATATCTTTATTACTTATTGTTTCTATCCAGTCAGGATAACTGTCTTTAGTGGCAAGAAGCCACAATGCATTTTCTACAGTAAAGCCAGCCCTACGTAAAGACTTATAGTATTCATTCAACCAAATTGAGTGCTGGTCTAATTTTGAGTAAGTTTCATCTGCAACGGTTTTCTTTTTTCTAGTTGCCATGAGTTACTCCTTAAATTGCTCGTTGTCTTTGTACTGTGGCTCCGCCACGTACTGCGCCTGTGCCTGTCATTGTTGCCAACATTGTTTGTAAATCTGGTCTTCCTTGTATCTGTCCCTCTGACATTGGAGAGCCTCCTGCTGGAGGGGCTTCAGGAGCAGCGGGGACAAGTTGCTCAGACTGTGCTTCCGCACCAGCAGGAGGATTCTTAGGCTCAAAGACTTCTTCAATAATGTCTTCAATTGCTTTACCTTTTTGACGACCCTTGATTGTTTCAGCAATCTTGCGTATCAAATCAGATGGGTCTTGTCCCTGAGCCGCCATCTGTGGTATTGCCTGAGTCATTGCAGCCAATGAGCCAATAAGCGCGTCGCGCATTTTCTCAATTTCAATCTTCTCTTGTTCAAGAGTTACATTGACATTGAAAGGTAGTTCCCGCATAGCCATATCCTTGGAAATTAAACCGCCACCAAGTGCTTGTAGCATAAAGATAAGACCCTGTGCTGGGTTAAGTCCAGCCAACATTCCATAACGAACATCTGCTGAGTAGTCACCCTTAATGTCTTTGCTAGGTGTGTACTCCAAAACATAAGGAGAACCAGCATCAACACCACGAATAGTCTTAGTTACATTAAATAATTTTTCATCTATCTGAAAGCAAAGTGAAATTACATCAGATAGTGCTGTTGTAAAGATTGCTTGAGCAGATTTAATTTGTGTATCAAATGCTCCCAGTAATGCTTGTATACCCTGTCCAGTAATAACACTTGCATTAACGTTACCAGTACGAGACTCTGGGTAACGTGCTCCAACACGAAGTTCTTGGTTTAGTATTTCTTGTTGTGTAAATGCACCTTGCGGTAGCGATAGTTCTACACGTCGTACACCCGCTGGGTTAGCCGTACGAATAACAGCATCTCCACCAAGTTGTAGTTCTTGAACATCGTTAGGTAGGACAATTGGTGCTTGTACTGACTTCTCTGCTGCTTCCATTGCAAGTAATGCAAATCGGTTACGAAGCAACTGAATACCAAGTACGTCATCAAACTGTCCACGCAATTCACCATCCACGCCAGGACGGCGTGCAATGATTACATTCATCTTACCAAGTGGGTTTACCGCTTGCGATAGAAGCATGTTATTACGTGAAGGTAAATACAAGATAGATTGGTCTTTGTCATAATAGCGAATCATCTCTATCATGCCATTGAGTTCTTGCTTGTATCCCATTTTTCCTAATAGCGCAGACTCATGCTCGGGGAACTGGGAAACCAGTTCTCCTAATGTCATTGAGTATCGCTTTGCAAAAGCAACGCAGCGTCCATAGCGGTCAAATTCGGGATAAGCCCCAATAGGATTTTCTAATCGGATACGTGGTTGTTGCAATTCTTCGTCCAGTTCAATAACGAACGGAAGAAATCCATATGTTACATACATGTCTGCGCCGTTATACATCTGTACTTGCAAGTCTGAAAGACGGAAGTAGTTAGATGCAATACGAGTACGCTTGTCAGCAAACGTGCGAGCACGGTCAGAGGTTTGATTAGCAGCAGAACAATTGACAGCAGGTAACGGTGCAATAACTTCTGCAAGGTCACGTGCCACAATGTCAATAAAGTTTGCTACTACGTTCTGGTCAATACCATCTGGAAAAAAGTTAGGATAGACCTGGCTAATCTTGCCTTGGCGCACCATCTGTACGTCACCGTTGCGCTGGTCACGACTATGCGCTCGGTAGCGCAAAGTTTGTACTCTTGCGCCAATCTGGTCCATTGATAACATTTAAGTCCTATTTTCTTTTTGGGAGTGGTGCTTTCTTTTTTGCTTTTATTAAAACACCTTTAACTCTTGCTCGTTGCACTAATTGCTCAACTTCTTTAGTATTAGACGCAGTTGGCGCATCTTCTGCTTCTTTACGAATTGCCCTAATGCGAGTGCGTTCTCTTGCAGTAGTAGACTTTGCTTTGGCTTGCTCTATTGTTTTTGTTTTATTAATAGGCTTAAAACCTTTTACTTTATCAGTCTTACCTCTTAATGCTTCTTCAACAATTTTATCTGCTTCTTGTTGTGGTTTTTTAGAAACAGCCTTTGTATCAGCACGGTCTAAATTAAACCCACGTTTCCGAGCATTTGGTTCGCGTTCAGAAATCGTACGCCCAGAAGAACGCATATCGGTTACACTGTTTCCTGGATTTTTAGCAGCATTTTTTGTTTTAACAGAAAGTTGTCTAAGTTCACCTTTAGTTGTTATTCCAATTACTCGACCAGAAGAATCTCTTTGTACTACAGGTGTTTTGTCTGTTAACTTTTTAGTTTCTTTAGCATCAGCCTTAGTTTGTTTTTTACGCAACACGGTATTTGCTTTGCGCTCACGGCGCAATAAAGCCTTTGCTTCACCTGGTTTTAATTTTTTTTCTGGTTTTGCTTCAGCACGTTTTTTACTATACTTTGGTGTAACTTTAGGTTCCTTAAAGGCTTTTTGTTTTTTTGCTTTAGCAGCAACTTTGCGTGCAATCATTGCTTCTTTTGCTTCTTCAGGAGTTACTTTGCTTTTAGTTACAGGCATTTCGTTTCGGCTTCTACCTTTGTAACGGTCAAACAAATCTTTTGCTGTATCTGTTTTTTTGTTATCTCCAATAGGAGTACGATTTTTTCTAACAGACTGGCTTACCTTAGTATCAATCTTAATGCGTTCGGTTCTAAGGTTTCTTTCTTTAACTACTAACTTTAATTCTTTTTCTAACTTATGCTTGAGAAAATCTTTGTTAGTAGAAGAACCTTTTTTAGCAACTATAGGAAGTGCCTGACGTTCTACAATTTTTTTAAGAGTAGGCTTACCAACTAATGCTACAAGTTTTGGGTCTGGTTTAAGTAATTTTAAGACAGTCTTAACTACTTTAATTGGATTAGCCATTTACTTACCTATGTTTCTATAAACCTTTGCAATATATTTAGAACCTTTTTTAGCAATACCAGCAGTTGCTCGAGCAGCCTTACCGTAAGGAAAAACTAGTGTTGCAACATCAAGTGCATTTTTAGGCATTAAAAAATTAGCAGTTGCCATTACTTTACCAGTTTTGCTGTTAGGGTTAATTGGTTTAATGTTCTTAACCTTTAGGTCAGTTCTTTTAACAGTGCGTGCCATTTTATTTCTTTTTCTTTTTGGTTCCAGCAACAGCAGCAATGACACGCGCTTTTGACGCTTTTTTTGTTTGAATTTTTTCAATAGCTTTTCCTCGAGCTAAGGTACGATTTGCATCATTCTGGCGATTGGGTTGCATAATTTTTACAACTCTTGCAAATTCGGAAGCCGTTAATTTTACACCCGCTGCTTTTGCCTTTTGACTTACAAGTCTTTCCGTCTTACCGTAACTAACTCCACCAAAACTTCCCTTGGCGTGTATGCGTGCATCATTAACTTTGTCTTTAATTGATGTTGACTTTGTTATTTCTTCAACAAGGTCTTTGATTAATTTTACCATTTTATTTTCCCTTAATCTTAATAACCTTTGCTGGCTTGTATGCGCCCTGTTTTCTTAGGGCTTCCTGCCTAGCGGCGGAGGCGCCCCAAGTTGCTGCTGTACCATCTTTTGCTTGCTTTGCAGCATTGTTTGCTGCAATATTTTTAGCGCTTCGGTCGGCAGCGCCACGAGGTAAAATAGTTTTAACTGCAGACTTAGGTTCAGCAAGTTTCTTTGCTTTCTTTGGTGCAACTTTCTTGGCTGCTGCTTTGGCTGCTTTTACTACTGCTGATACTGCCATTTTATTTTTCCTTATCCGTAGGTTTCTTGCCATTGTTCCGCAAATGCTTCATCAAGGTTGATTGCATAACGGTTATTCATTTGTGCTTTAGTAGCCCACCGATTGGTAGCATACATAGATGTTTGACTTGACTGTTGCATTAATTCGCGGATGCGGATAACCGCAAACCACAAAGCCATAACGGTATCTGTCTTGCCTTTAGTCTGTGGCTTCCACGTTAGTAGTTGCTGAGTTAGGGCTTTAATACCTTCGCTTCCCTCTGATGAGGGTAGTTCAATAATATTATTCTTTTGAAACTTTTCCTCGCGGATAGTGCCAAAGAGGTTAGACATTGATGCAACACCAAACGAAGTGTCCCATTTATTCTTCCCTGTGAAGTGCGCGTCAAGGCGTACGCCGTATGCAGCAAGCCAGTTTCGTAGTTCGTCATCTAATGAGTAAGCCTTCTGGTGAGCGTTGATTTCAACTCGGAACTCTTGAGGTCTATATTTAATAACCAACTCTTCAATAGTTGCACGAATCTTTTGTGGTGTAGGTTCTGACATGTTGATGCAGTCAAGAACATAAATCCTGCCATCCATACGGTTGTATGTGCAGACAACAAATGCAGCGTTACCTGCCATAGCAGGGTCAAAGCCAATTACAGTGTAAGGCTCTACCTGAGCGGGGTGACCCACGGCTCCCGCTTTAAGTGTTCCTCGTTTACGCATTCCATTGGTGGAACCTTGTACAAGGATTGGGGGAAAGATTGAGTCTTCTTGGATGTCTTCTTGTTGGTATACCAAAGCCCACGTAGAAGGCGTAACTTCTGAGCGTCTCTTGGCAAGGGCTGGTCCGTCCCATTTAGGGAAGAAGCCGTTTGCCTGAGGAGTCTCATCATCGCCATCCCACGGTACGTCTGACTCTTTCCAGAGAGTGAGCCAGTCTTGGGGCTTGTCGGCGTAATCAAGTACAGCAGGCATACCCATGTAAGTAAAGGGAGTCTTGCCGCCCGACCAATGTTTAGAATTACGAAGTTCTTTATATAAATCATTTGCAGCAATTCGTGTCCCTACTACTAAGAGTTTACCGTTCTTACCCAAACGAGTAATAACTTCTTTCTGTAGCCAGTCCATCTGCTTCTCCCACTCGTGGGCGTTGGCAGTAGTAATGCAGTCATCTAGGATAATCAGGTCAGCACGAGCACCGTAAATCTGACCGCCCATACCCAAGGCTTGCAGGGTTGGGTCTTTCTCAGATGAATTACGCGCATCGCCCCCAAGGTAGACTGTATCGGTACGCCAAGTATCTGCGTCACCTTTCCAACCGCCCTCTGGACCGTAAGCGGTCTGCAGTTTGAGCCAGCGTGGATGTGACAATCGTTGCTTGATAGCGTATACGAACTCGCGTGCCTTATTCAAAGTCTTCGATACCACGATAATGCGGATGTTCGGATTGAGGGCAATGCGGTAAGTTGAATAGTTTACCGTGATGACGGTAGACTTAGCGTGCTCAGGGGGTACGTTAACCAATAGACGGTTACTCTCACCTGGCTCATATTTCATATTAGGGTGTAGCCACGAGGGCTCTCGCCCTTCAAGCAGGTCTACCCAGTCCTGATGGTGTGGAAACACCGTCTGGTCTAAAAATAACTTAGAGAAGTCTTTGAAAGGGATTGACTCTTTCTCAAGACCTAATTCTGTAAAGGACTGCTTACTACCCTCAACCTTAGCCTCTTCTAACTTACGGGCAAAGTCTGGGTCTCGGACAATCCATTGGCGGATGGTATCTGGTTTCTTACCTGCCGCCACCATAGCGGCTTGTACAGTTACCCCAGCAGTTACCTTTTGGAGCACATCTTCTTTGGCTTGCGCCACCCCTTTAGAGGCATGGTGCTCCGCGCCGCTCTTAAAGCCAGCCATCATTTGTCCCATCAGTAAGCATAGTACACCTGCCTATAGACAGTTGTTTGTACAGTTGATTGTCACAGTATGAGCAAGGCTATTAAAAGACTTGCGAATATATTTTGTTCTCTATATATACTTAATCCGTTCAAACACCTAAAACGAACATTTCTAACAGTAGCAATAGTATAAGTGCAGGTCAGTAGGGGGTAGTCACTATACTGACAGATATTTTTAGGTAGAGATACAACAGTATATAGAACAGAGAATTAAAGTATAGGGGGTCTAATAGTACTGTTAGAACAGTACATGGTTCTGCTAGAGCATAGACTGCGGTGACTGTGATAGAGGATAGTCTACCCGCCAGACAGCGGGGCATAGTCTATCTACTGGCTGACCGAATAAATATCTATAGCCTAGGCTGGTTGTGGCATCTGGCTGGGTCACACCATTCATTCCGATGCTAGGGCAAAGTACGCCCTTGCATCTCCCTTCTGGTATGACCATATGTGATGTGTAGATTAAATAAATCTGCTGCTTATGATAGGAGTTCAAAGTGTTCCGTTTGCTGATTACTGGTTCAAGGGTTTGGGAAGATAAGGAAGCAATTGCGGTTGAGTTGCGTAAGGTATGGAAAGAGCATAGTTCCTATGTAACGCTAGTAACAGGTGCTTGTCCAAACGGAGCGGACGCCCTCTGCGAGGGCTTGGGTAAGTTAGCGGGTTGGAAGATTGAAAGCCACCCCGCTGATTGGAAAAGGTATGGTAAATCTGCAGGGTACATACGCAATGCAGAAATGGTAGAACTAGGTGCTGATATGTGCCTAGCGTTCATAAAGAACGAAAGCAAAGGTGCTACTCACACAGCAACCATCGCAGAAAAG